CATATTATCAAGTTTTGCATTAGTTTTCCTTATCTCTTTAACAAGAGACTGAAAATCTTTTTGAGTGACTGCTGTGTCTGGATTAGGCATATTGTCTACTACCGTTATTATTTTGTCTCTGAATTCTTTCGTTTTCTTCTTTTATGTGTTCTTGTAATAATGAAATGTAAATTTCCCTTTCCCACGGTATCATATTTTCTAACTCTGTTAAACTATATTTATGATGTTGAGCCATTGCAAAATTCGTTTGATAATGATTTATTAACGAATCGTGAGAAAGGCCGATTAGAAAAAAGACGCAATTCCTTTCAATTCTACTTTATTTTCGTAATCATCGTGTTTACATTTAAATTCAATTGTGTGTTTAAGTTCGGGCTGATTTTCAATATACTTTTGAATTGCTTCAAGATGTGAATGAGACAGTGAATCAATGAATTCTATCATTTCTTGTTCTGATACATCATTTTTATTATAAACAGATTCATTATCGTATATAGTATCAATAACTTGGATTATAGCTTGGTTAAAGATTTCTTCATCTGATCCTGTTAGTTTTTCCGATGCTTTTAGTGTAAGAGGTTTTAATGTAAGACCAATACTATCTGACAACTGAATAGTATTGGGGATTTCTTCTTTTGGGAAAACAACTTCAATTTTTGTAAGATCTACACTAACTTCAGAATACTTACCGCACTCATCACACTTAAGTCGAATAATACTTTCTTCGCCAACACTTTTAATTCTTAATTGTAAGAATAGATATTCAATATCGTACATTGTACACTCTTCTGTATTTACTTTACCAAAAGTGCAGGCATGTACAATATCTTTCATCGCCTTTAGAATCTGAACTTCATCTTCAGATTCCTGAGCAATCATAAGTAATTTTTCTTCTTTGACAAGAAAAGGTCGAAACTCAATTTCTTCTTTTGTTGATGGAAGTTGAGTTATATATTTTGATGTTTCTAATTTTGGTAATGGCATAATATTTTAATAATTTAATTATAATAAAGATTTCATGCAATCTTTTCTTTATTTATAAACCCAATCTACGTAAAACACGGCCGACCGATATCACTGGTCTAGGTTGAATTCCACGGCCGGGGGTAACATTACCCGAAGGGGTTCTATCTATTCCAGTGGGTCTAGGTTGGGTTTCCGATGATCTAAGATCGTTGCGATCAGTTATGATCGTTGGTTGCGTTCTTCTTTTTATTCCTTTTCCAACAGGAGTTTCAGTTTTTGGTGCTGAATCCACATATGAAGGACGATTAATTTCTTCAAAGTCATAATATGTCATTGTAACATTAAGCTTAGAAACAGAATCTGTTGATGTATGACTCAATTCTATATTCTGAACTGTAACTGGATAAGCATCTATTAGCTTTGCTTCATAAACAACCCGATCATTTTTATCAAGCTGAGAGATAAGTATATCGGTGGCATAATCTTTTCTGAATCCTGCTGAATATGTATCTCTGTTTATAATGAAGTTAGTCCATTTATTAAAAATATCACGAATATAATAATCATTTGTAAGATTAAAAGTTAAATTTATATCTTCATTACTATATCCATTTGGTTTTTTCTCTGAATGTCTATTAACCTGATAATCTGCAGTTAGAATTTGACGACCTGGAATAGATGTGCTTTCGCAATAAAGATCTAAGTCTCTATGGTCATTCAGATCTAGGCCAGATAGTGGAGTAATTGAAATCTTAAATCTGTTAGGATTGGCTAGCCCAGATCTATTTTTGATATTAGATAAAAGATTGTCTATATTATTTGGCATTATATCATTTCCCTTGATTTTTTCCAAACGGTCTGTCTGGTATTATAAACAAACTTATCCGTTGGCATGAAGAGTGCCACTTCCCATTCTGTTGCGGGCACTTGAGTTATTCTAGATTCAACATGACTCGTTAAATATCTTTTAAAGCATGGCTTAAACATTTTAAGTTTAGATGATGCCCGAAGAAAATTATATGTTAGGCGAAAACGAGTACTTTCATCATATTTTTTATTATTTGTAAATTCTGTTAATCTATCAAAAAATTTAGCTCTTAAGTTTGGAGGAAGATAATGAAGATTTAGACCAGTGAATCCACCCTCGGCTTTATCCACCATAATAATTAGTGGAAATCTATCATAATAAGGTAATGTATCTTTTGTTTTTGGATCATAAAAATACATATACATCCGACCAGGTAATGGTCTTGTAACTTTATCTAAAACAGGATCTTTTAATATCTTATTGTTGTTAACGCGAGAAACCCCCTTTAATCTTTTCTTAAACCATTCGAGCGAATCCTTTGTACGAGGTTGCACTCCAGCTCGGAATGCATCTGTTTCTAGTTTTTGAAAATAAGAATTAGCCATAAGACTATTTATATCAAGTTAATAACTTAATACCAAGTCCTTTTATAGTATCTTCTGTCCATACTTGAAACTCCCAACCTCTACCATTAGCAAAATCTATAGCCGCTTCCCATTTGGATTGATTTTTGATATAAGTCATTACCTCGTTAATATATCTCTTCGTCTTTTTTCTCTTCTTTGGTTCCTTTGTTTCTTTCTTTGGTTTAATTTCAACCAAACATATTTTACCATCTTTGAATTTTATGTAAATGTCTGGAAAGTAACGATGCATTCTATTATCTGTCTTACAACGATATGGTACGATTACGGACTCAGATGCCCATGCGACTATATCTGTCTGTTCATCACACCACTTAAACACTTGTTTTTCCCAGTGGGACCTATAAATAATATTATTGATATCTCCTTTATATTTGTTTAAATTTTTTGGACGGAACTTTCCTTTGTAATATTTCATATAAATATATCTATGAGTAAAACGACAGATGATAAGAGTGATTTAATATTTCCATCAAACCTTGATGCTATATCGAGAGGAAATGCACATTCTATAGCATTATTCCAAGCAGATTTAGATGGATCATCGAAAAAGAATGATCCTCAATATTCTTATAATATTTATCTACCAGCACCAACTGGGCTTGGTGTAAACGATCAAGCTAATTATAGTACTACTGATTTTGGCGTATTCGGCGCAGAAAAGATGATGGGTAGAATATTAAAAACATCAGCTGCCAAATTCGGGGAAGCAAGAGCTGCTGTTGTTCCAGGTTTAACCGCGGAACAAGGATATAAGAAAGTAGGATTTATTGTAAATCCAAATACAAATACAACATTTTCTGGAAGCGCGGTAAGATCATTTACCTTTTCTTATAAGTTTATACCTGAATCAGAAGCAGAGACCGATATAGTTAAAAAAATAATTAGAAGATTCAAAGGATTATCTTATGCTGGTTATGATGATGAAGGAGAAGAACCATCCACATTACTATTATCTTATCCATGTAAATGGAAAATTTCATTTCTGAAATCTGATGGTAATTCATTTTCTCAAAATCCATTTATGCCAAAGCTCTTTGAGTGTTATCTTACGGGTGTTCAAACAAATTATAATCCAAATTCAAATATATTCTTTAGTAATTCAGCCCCTGTTGAAATTGATTTAAACATATCATTCCAAGAAACTCGATCACTCACTAGGGCTGATATTGATACTCTTGAAAATGAATTAGACCAGGAAGGCTCGTTTTCAAAACCAATATCCAATAATGTTCAAACTCCAACATCGTTTAAAAATAATCCTAGAAATAGAAAGAGTGGGCTTACAACTATAGGAGGAGTTTCTAAAACAATTACTGGAACACAAGCACGCTCGGGAAGATTTAGATAGTCATGTCATTTTTTACTCAGTTTCCTCGCACGCAATATGATATTAAACTCAATAAAGAGTTGTATGAAATTGTTGATATCTTTCGTCATGTTGATATAAATGAAAAACTTGTCGACGGTTATATAAATTATAAACTTGAGAGAATTGGAGATGGGGAACGCCCCGACCAGATGTCACAGCGTTTATATAATTCATCTGATTATTATTGGACATTTTTTATTGTAAATGATTTTCTTAAAAATGGCTTAAATGCATGGCCAAAGGGTTTACATCAAATCGATACAATTGTTCAAGACGACTACCATAAATATTCTGTTTTAGTTTTAGATGCAGAGAATATAAGAAAGATATGCAATATACCAAATATTCTGGATAAAAAAATATCCTTTAGTACAAAAACCGATATTGAGATACATAAGATAGACGAAACAAGACAACAGATTTGGTTAAAGGGTAATCATAATATATTAAATGGCGTAAGTAATATACCTTTTGCTGTGCCAGGATCAGCTGATCCATTTGCAAATGTAGATGATGTGGAGTCTTTGAGCATTAGTAATATGGCTGAAGGTAATGGTACATATACGCGGGATGTGGATATAAATGGTGCACCTTCTTGGAAATACGTTGATGAAAATGGTGATGAAAATATTTTAGCGATCAAACCATACACAATAAGTGGATTTACATATTATGTTTGGACTGTATATGATCCTGTTGATGATGATCCTGTTCATAGAGAAGGTGCATTGGATGGTCAAAATGTTTATAGGACACTAGAATCTTCTCAATCAATAACTCCTTGGGGAAATAGTATAGTGGGGTGGGAAAACGCTTCTAGTACATATGATCCATCGAACTATCCAATATTCGATAATTTTGTATATAATATTGCTTGGCCATATGAAGCACTTGATGGATTTGCTTATGCGGAGAATGCACCATATAGTTACAATGTTTATGATTCGAATACGGGAGATATCATTCAAACAACTGATTTTATTTCATATAAAAAACATCTTGAAAATGAAGATGAAGAAAGATCATTCATTAAAGTTGTTCAGCCCTCCTTAATTAATACATTTACGGATGAATATAAAAGACTGATTAATGAATAGCATTCCTAAAAATTTTAAGAATGGAAAAGCTTTTGTTCCAAATGGTATTAATCTTAAATCCGTTCTTATTACAAACCATAAAGGTGAACAAGCCGATATTAGTCCGATTGTAAGTGAATTTTCAATAACGGAAAGTATCTATAGTACATCTGTAATTGTTTCTATCACAGTTGTCGATAGTAGTAATGCAATTGAACAATTACAATTAATTGGGCAGGAAAAGATTAATTTAATTTTAGAAAGGCAGAATCACGAAGCCGGCGGAACAGAAGAAATAGAATTAGATTTAGCTATTTCGGAATTTCCAAAATATAGTAGAAGTGATAATGAATATGTCCAGTCATATGTTATCTCCGCTGTATCATCTTTTGCTATATTCGATAAAACATTTAAAATATCTCGTTTCTATAACAATAATACTGTAGAAGAAATAAAAAAGATATTAAATACAGATTTAAGTGTTACGGATACAGAGGAATACAGTGCTGCAATTTCCCGTTCTAGAGGTATATTGCGATGGCAACATCCCTTACAGGCTCTTGAATATTTTCGAAAGAATTCTTATAATGATGTAGGTTCTCCATTTTATGTTTTTCAACGATTATCAAATCAAGTGGTGATTGCTGCTCAATCTGATTTAGTCGCTGAAGAACCATACGAAACATATTATGATGGAAAAGAGTTTAAGGGCGAGGCTTTAACACAAGATGATTTCATTCAAAGAAGAACCAGAATAATATCTTGTAATTCTGATTTGAAGTTTGGAAAAACCTTCAATTCTATATCAGGTGCATATGCCTCAGAGAATAATTACTTGGATTACGGGAATAAGACATATACAAAGATAGATTTCACTTATAATGATTTTCCCATCAGTAATACATTAAACCAAAAAACCGCACTTTCTTTAAGTGCAGAGATAGATTATTCGTCTTCGTATAAAGCACATTGTGAATATATCTCAACGAATGAGTTTGCATTTGATGGAGAGACAAAAAATCATAACAATTTAAGAAAAGAAAACGGTCATGTGACTCGAGCATTTACAGAATCTCTTGAGTCTACTATGCACGATATAGAATTGTTTGGGGATTCATATTTAAATGCTGGACGGGTCGTTGAGTTAAAATTTCCAAAAACACAAGATCCTTTAACACGAGAGACTCCAAAAAATGAAAGGTATGATGAGATTTTAAGTGGTAAATATTTAATTGTATCTGCGGTTCATATATTAAAGGATGGCGAATACTTTACGAATATTAGAGTTAAAAGAGATTCATTAACAATTGCGGTATGATTGAAAATTTTATAGGACAAACATTTGCATGGTTTACTGGGGTCATTGAAGATATTCAAGATCCAAAAGAAATGGGGCGTGTAAAAGTACGATGCTATGGTTATCATAATGATGATAAAGTAGAAGTTCCAACAGAGGAACTCCCTTGGGCTACACCAATGCTTCCCGTAACATCTGCATCGATGACAGAGGTTGGTCAATCCGCAACAGGTCTACTTCAAGGTTCTTGGGTTGTTGGTTTCTTTCGAGATGGTCCGAATGCACAAGATCCTATTATCCTTGGAAGTATTCCTGCGATTTCTTCTGCGGTGAACTATCAAAAAGGATTTACTGATCCAGACGAAAGATATCCGGCACCAAACAAATTAGATATTGCGGAAACACCTCTGGCTGCGAAATCTCTTGAAGAAGCATATAAACAATCCTTTCCTTATGTTAAGAAAAATGAACTGAGAACTACATATGATCCAAAAATATCAATAGCTCAAAAGACTCGGGCTCCAGAAAAGGTCGGAACTCTACCCCAACAATGGATTTTCCCCGACATTGATTCCGTTATTGCTCCTCAATATCCAAAGAATCATGTTATTGCATATGAAAAGGTCGATGATGCTTTGGAAGATGCTCACACTGTAGAATTTGATGTAACGCCGGGACAAGAAAGAATCTCGACTATTCATAGAACCGGCACCTATTCAGAAATCACTCCAATCGGTGATAAGACCGAAGTGATCGTTGGTAAAAACTATAGAGTAGTTGCTCAAGGAGAAAATGTTTATATCGAAGGAGGTTGTAAT